ATAGAATTGAAGAAATTGATGGTAACTTTGAACAACACATAAAAGGACATTATACACAGACTGTCAATAAAACATCTACAATAACTTCTTTTGGTGATATGGTAATCAATGCTGGTTCAACGATAGCCGGAACATTAGAAGTTAATACACCTGATTCGGTGGTCTTTTCTGCTGACATTATGGTTGCAGGTGAAGTTGCTTGTGATAAAGTGACGGCTGCATCCAGAGTAGATGCCGGTTCAGGTATGAGTATTGGTGCAGGTGTAACTGCCACTGCTGCTGCGGCCGCAGGGTTTCCGCCTGCTGGATTGGTCATACATAATGGTGGTGGAATAGGTGTGAATACAGGTGTTGCAGTTCCTGATACAATTACTTGTGCTGGACCTATATTAGCGGTCGGACCAATTGAAGCTGCAACATCAATAAATGCTCCAATAATGAGTTCTATAACTTCTAGTTCAATAATTAAAAGTGATATTGTAAATTCACTGTTGAGACAACTTTCTAAAGTATTTGCTCCTTTTGGTCCTACAAGTCCACAACCAAAAGAAGCATCAGCTTCTACAGCAGCTGGACAAACAGTATAAAATTGAAAAAAGGAATATTAAATTATGGCTAGTGTATACGGAAGATTAGGATTTGATTCAACAAATCCGATAGCAAATTCAATTGTACAACCATTGGCACCTGATGTTTTGGCGCAAATGAAAATGATACCACCTTGGATGAATGCTTGGCAAACAAAGGATGTTGCCGAAGCAAATACCGGTGGTTATTTTCAGAATCCAGTGGCAACTACAATAATTAATGTAAATATTGTTGCAAATACAATGATGCAAATGGCCAATGGTAATCCTTTAGTTGGTACTACAGGCACTATTACAAGTTTATTGTCTCATACAAAAAATACTGCAACAACAATCGGATATTCCAATACAGCGATGGGTATTAGTTCAGAATGTAATAATTTTAGCTATATCACCAATCGTTTATCAAATGTTGTGGATATGGGATCGGATGTTACCACAACACACTATACAATAGCTGTTGGTTATGGTAAAATGATGTCATACCTTACAAATCAAACTGATGGTATTCAAAACAATTCACCTTCAATTGGTGGATTTACAAGTGTTTACACAGGAAATACTCTAAATGCGTTGATTGCGAATACAACTCCATTATTGACAATATTAACAAATAGTTTAACTGGAAACAATTCATCCATAAGTTTGACAGATGCACAAAGTTTGGATACAAATATGACACAGATTTTAACTACTATGGTAAGTTGTCGTACAAATGACCAAAATTTTTATGTAAATTCTGCCGCAGTTTTTCATGATTACAATGAAGTAAGTCAGTTTAATGGTATGGGACAGTCACAAACTCAGTTGATTCAAATGATTGGTTCACCTAAGTTATTATCAAGGTTAAATGCAAATACGGCAAATAACTAAAATTCGAAATTTTGCGTTCCGGCCCAAGAATTTTCTCCGACAGCTTCAAGATTCCAAAAAAGCGTTTTACTTTTAGACATAAATAAAGAATGGCAACCTTACAAAAAATATACTCAGACATAGACTTCACATTCACCAGAAAACCTGGTACCCATGATGTTGCTCTAAGTTATGATGCTCAAGCGGTTACTCGTTCAATCAGAAATCTTTTATTGACGAATCCATATGAACGTCTTTGGAATCCTGGACTAGGCACAAACTTGGGTGCTTTGTTATTTGAAAATATTTCACCAATTTCGGCCGATTTAATTGACAGTGAAATTAAATTATTGTTGCGTAACTATGAAAAGAGAGCTACTTTGGCAGATTTGGTTGTTACACCGCAGCCAGAAAAGAATGCTTATAGTGTCTATTTGAGTTATTATTTGGAAAATGCAACAATTCCGACAACAGTAACACTTCTTTTAGAGAGAAATAGATAAAAATGGCTGGTGCAAATTCAACTATTCAAGTAACTGAGTTAGATTTTAACTCAATTAAGAACAATCTAAAAACTTTTTTACAATCTCAAGATGTATTAAAAGATTACAACTATGACGGTGCGGCATTAAACATACTTTTGGATGTTTTAGCATATAACACGCAATATAATGCATATTACCTGAATCAAGTAGCAAATGAAATGTTTTTAGATTCTGGAATATTGAGAAATTCTGTTGTTTCTCAGGCCAAACTGTTAGGATATATGCCTAAATCAGTCAGAGCACCAGAAGCACTTATCAATTTGACAGTAAATCAAGTTACTGATGCGTCTTTGACTTTACCAAAATTTACCAATTTCATGTCGGAAGCAATTGACAGTAGAAATTACAATTTTGTAACAACAGATTCAACAACAGTCAATGTAGTAAATGGCCAAGCTGTTTTCAATAATCTTTCCATCAAACAAGGTAATGCAATCAACTTATCATATTTGGTTGATGAAACTCAAAATCCAAAATTTGTTTTTAAAATAAGATATGCAAATGTCGATACAACAACATTGTCAGTTAGTGTACAGGATTCTTCAACTGACAATAATTATGAAATTTATAATTTAGCCACTGATTACTTGACATTGGACGGAACTTCAAAGGTATATTTCCTACAAGAATCAACTGATGGTTATTATGAAGTATACTTTGGTAATGGAGTATTAGGTAAAAAACTAATTAATAATAATGTGGTAAACCTTTCGTTTGTTTCAACATCTGGTACTGAAGCATACGGTGCAAACAATTTCGTTTTGATGGGTCAAGTTAGTGGATATGGAAACACTTCGATATCTCCTATACAATCAACATCAAAAGGCACAATACAAGAAAGTATAGATTCAATTAAGTTTCAGGCACCTAAAAACTATGCAGCACAAGGCCGTGCAGTTACCAAAGAAGATTATATTACAGCAATACAACAAAATGATATAGGTATTTCCTTTGATGCAGTAAATGTTTGGGGTGGCCAAGAAAATAATCCGCCAGTATACGGACAAATCTTTATCTCTATAAAACCATCTGGTAGTTATAATTTAACACAAACCCAGAAAAATAGACTGATTCAAAATGTCATCAAACCAATGTCGGTTATGACAGTAGTACCAACAATTGTTGATCCGGATTATACTTACATTAAGTTGAATATAAATGCTTATTATGATCCAAAGAAAACAACACAAACCTCAGCACAATTACAAGAAAGTATCAAAACAGCTGTTCGTAATTATGCAGAGACCTCATTGAATACTTTCAATTCCACATTCTTATCTTACGATTTCAATTCAGTAATTAATAATATTGATAACTCAATCATTACGAATGAAATTAACATCAAATTACAAAAGAAATTTTATCCATCTCTAAGTATACCATCAACATATAATTTTTATTTTGGTGCACCACTAGAAAAAGGTATGTTCCAGAGTGGTGTTAATAGTTCACCGTCTGTACAGTTCAGAAGCACTGAAAATTTATCTCAAATTATTAATGGTGTTTATATAGAAGAAGTTCCAACATCTACTGGTGGTGTTGAATCCATCACAGTTATAAACAAAGGTTATGGATATCAATATCAACCAATAGTTACTATACAGGGTGATGGTTCTGGCGCAACAGCAACAGCAACAATCAATTCAGATGGTACATTAAAATCAATTACAGTTACAAATTCTGGTAATAATTATACAAGTGCTACAGCAACTATTACAGCAGCATCAAACGATACAACAGGACAATTGGCGGCCGCCGTTGTTACATTGCAAGGACAATACGGCACACTTAGAACCTATTACAATAATACAACATATGTAAAAACTGTATTGAATAGTAACATTGGTACCATTGATTATACAAATGGTATTGTAACGCTGAATTCTTTTGGTCCAATACAAGTAGACAATGAATTAGGTCAATTAACAATTACAGCAAAACCTACAACATCAATCATATCATCCACATATAATAGAATTATTACTGTTGATCCATATGATCCAGAAGCTATAACCGTTAACATTATAGCTAAGACAACATGAGTTTCAGTAATAATAAAACTTCACTTTTAGTTGCGGCACAACTCCCTGAATTTATCAGGGATAATCCTGAGTATGCAAACTTTGTTTTGTTCATGCAGGCTTATTATGAATGGATGGAACAAACCAATCAGGTAACTGATAGGTCTAAAAATCTATTGTCATATAAGGATGTCGATACGACAACAAATGAATTTATAGAATATTTTGTTAATGATTTTTTGCCATATTTTCCAGCAGAAACTCTTATAGATAAAAGAGAAGCTGTAAAAATAGCAAGACAACTATACCAATCTAAAGGTACACCGGCTTCTTATCAATTTTTATTCAGAATATTATTTAATTCAGACTTTGATGTATTTTACACCAAAGATGCCGTACTCAGAGCATCATCTGGATTGTGGTATGTTACAAAAAGTTTAAGGTTATCTACGTCTGATACCAACTTTTTAAGCATTGAAAATTTAAGATTGTTTGGTGAAACAACAAAGTCTATTGCTACAGTAGAGAATTCAGTTGTTTCTGGTACAAAGATAGAAGTTTTTATTTCAGATATTCAACGTCTATTTCAATCTGGTGAATATGTTCGTGTTGTAGACAGTAGTAATCAAACTGTTTTATTTGATGGTCAACCACTTAGAGCAAAAATTGTTGGTCAGATTAGTCAGTTAAAAATAAATCCAAATTACAGAGGATTATTATATCAACCAGGCGACCCTGTTATTGTATATGGTGGATTGAATTCAAATACAGGTATAGGCGCCTCTGGCCAAATTTCATCAACCACATCAGGTTCTATTCAAAGTATCAGTGTTATTACTGGTGGTTATGGTTACAGATATTCTCCAAACAGTTATATCACTATAACAAATGCTCCAGGTGCTTCAGCAGAAGTTGCAACGTTAAATCCTGTTAATGAAATGGACGTTACAATACCTAATGATTCTATTTCACTTAAAAGATTCATTACAATAGGTAATAGTAATTATCATTTTGCTAATGTTGCTATTGCAAATGCAAACACCTCACTGGCAAATGCATTTACATTTGTTTCTTTCCCAACCTATCCAATCTCTACCGTTTCAGTATTAAATGGTGGTGGAGGTATCACTCAGATACCAACTGTTAGTGCTACATCATTATATGAAGATGATGTTGGTAATTTAAATGATTTGGCCAAACTTGGTATATTAGGTCCAATACAAATTGTTAATGGTGGTGCAGGCTATCAAGCAAATGATAGAATTGTTTTCTCTGGTGGATCAGGTACTGGTGCTCGTGCTAACGTAACAAATGTTTCTGCTACTGGTGCAATCACAGAAATTAAATATGTTTCTGGTCCTAGACTTTTATATCCACTTGGTGGCGCAGGTTATAAAACAACAGCATTACCAACATTAACAGTAAATTCTGCAAATGGTGCCGCAAGTAACGCCAGTTTGTATATTCCTGGTATATTAGGTGAAGGTGCCACATTCTCTGTTG